TAGTATTTCAAACTTAAACTTGTCTTTACCGATTTTTTCTATATCTTTATTAACATCATTAGAAGATGATGTGTACGTTTTCCAGTCTGTCTCTATGTCGAAGTGTCTTTTGTTTTTTCTTCCTTTGAGAGGTTTGAGTTTTTTAACACTTTTAATTTGTTTCTTTCCGAAATATGTCTTGCCAGTGTGGGTGTTAGTAATACGGTAAATAAAACCGTAAGGTAAATTATCAGCATTATAATTCTCATTTGTAACCCAGTGACCTAAATCCATGTATCCTACTTACTACATACCTGGAAAGGTTCTACGGATTAAAGGTACAGCTTCTCCGTTCATTTTCTTCTTTTTACCTTTTTTAGGTTTCCAGCCTTTACCACCACCGAATAAGTTTCTTGAATCTCCTGGTGCGTAGAAATCACCGGATTTACCTGTTGGAGAGGCGTGAGCTTGACCAGCACCAAATGCAGCTGAAGTAGTATTACCCATTGCAGCTCCCATATCTTCCAAAAGTTTAGTATACAATTTATTAAAGGTTTTCACGTAGATTTATTTAAAATATAATATATACTTAGTAAAAAATATGGATAATCTTTCTATAGATGTTGAAGATGTTCTAAGCAAGTTCCAAGCTAGACTAGAACAAGACCTCAAAATGAATGAGCTTGATATAAAAGAAAAAGCTATGCTTGCACCCACTATTAAACATAAATGGGTAGCTGAAACAACAAAGTATAAAGTTGCTCTCATTAAGTTAGAATCTGCTAAGAAGCAAAAGATTAAATCTAAAACAGTAAACTCTCCAGTTGTCTTGTCTAAAGCAGCTAGAGATGAAATCGTATACAACGATCCTGATATTAATACTATTAATGAAAGTATTGAAAAGATAAAGCTTGTATTAGAGTATTTAGAAAAAGCTGAAAAACTAACTAGCTCGTTATCATACGACTACAAGAATGTAATAGACTTGCAGAAGCTTGAGACAACATAATGGTAGTTGAGTTTCAATATGACCCGAAGCGTAAGGAAGTAAAAATCGTATCAGATTTTCTTCCTAATATTAAGGAGCACTTTAGTGTAAAGAACCCTGGTGCACGTTTTAATCGTTTTCAGAGATTCTTACCGCAACGAATATATGCTATTACACCAGCTGGTTATTGTGGTATTGGGTTAGTGCCTGGTATTATTGAATATCTCAGATTACAAAATATACCTTTTACTATTCAGTATAATCAAGAGTATAATGATATAATACAAAAAACACATATACTTGAACCAAATAGATTCAAGACATTAAGTAGTGAATTTAAGCTTAGAGATTATCAAGAAACAGCTGTTAGCAAAGCATTAAACAACGGCTATGGGGTAGTAGAACTAGCAACAGGTGGTGGTAAGACGTTAATTATTGCTAATTTGGTTTATGCTGCTTTACACCAGGTAGAACCTACTGAAAAAATATTAATAGTAGTACCAGACTTAGGTCTAGTATCTCAAACTTATAAAGATTTTACTTCCTATAATTTTCCAATGGAAGTTGTGAGTAAATGGACCGGTAATACTGAATTAGACCCTAACGCTCGTGTTATTGTAGCTAATATGGGCATATTACAAAGTAAGAATTCAGATATTAGCTGGTTTAGTAAAGTAGGCTTATTGGTTGTAGATGAATGTTTAAGAAAAAATACTACTTTAATTACACCTTCTGGCTACAAGTATATACAAGATATAAAAATAAACGACTTAGTAATGTCATATAATATTGAGACCGGTTGTAATGAATTTCAAAAAGTACTAAACGTTTGGCGTAATTTGTACAAAAGCAATGCTTATGATCATTTTTTAGAAATTACAACAGACGACGGCAACACTATACAGGCTACACCTAATCACAAGATTTACACCAAGAAAGGTATGATTAGAGCAGATGCATTATCTATTAATGATGAAATAATTTGCATTAAACCTTCGTTTTTTATGAAAATTCTAAACATAAAAAAAATACCTCGTCAAAATGAAGACGTATTCAATATAGAAGTAGAGCATAACAACAACTATTATGCTAACGGTATACTTGTAAGTAATTGCCATAAACTTCGTCGCGGTAACAAGCTTTGTAAACTTATAGATAAAATACCCACTCTACGACGTATAGGTTTTACAGGTACATTACCAGAAAACAATATCGACACCTGGAATATTAATAATTTTATTGGCCCGGTTATATTCAAGAAAACGACTACTGAATTAAGAGAAGCCGCAGGCGGTGAGTATATTGCTAACGCACAATGCTTAGCTATTAAACTCAATTACGACTTTAAACCAGATTATACGGCTGTATCTCCTGCACAAAGGTATCTATTAGAGCTTGAATATATACATAACAGCAAATTCAGAAACAAAGTAATTAAGCAGCTAGCTCATAATTTTAAAAATAACTGTCTTATTCTTATTGATCATATAGCACATGGAGAAAATCTATACAAAGAACTATCCGCATTAACGGATAAACAGGTATATTTTATACAAGGTAGTGTAGAGGTAGAGGAACGTCGTAAAGTCCAAGAAATAATGGAACAGCATAACAATGTTGTATGTATTGCCATAAGTAAGATCTTTTCTACTGGCATTTCTATAAAAAACATACATTATATAGTGTTTGCTGCAGGCGGTAAATCAAAAATTAAAACTCTACAGTCTATCGGTCGTGGATTGCGTGTTCACGAAAATAAAGACATATTGACTTTAGTCGATATTGTTGATGATTTAATTTATGGTATCAAGCACTACGACAAACGAAAAGAATTTTATGACCTTGAAAAAATCAACACTACCGAAAAAACAATTACAGAGTCCGCCTGAAGTGCCGTCTACTGTAAAGATTACCAAAGTAAAATCTTCTGGTAGACCTAAAAAGCCGTTAAGCGAAGCAGCTAAAGCTAAGAAGGTTTATTATGTAAGTCCTGCTGAATTTACTGCTGAACTTAAAAAGTATTATGAAACAGACGTGATGAGTGATAACCTTGCCATTATGATACGTAATATTGCGTACGGGTTAGCACATGCATCTAATTTTATTAACTACACATTTAAAGAAGAAGCTATTGGTGACTCTCTTATCAATATGTTTAATGCATTAAAAGATAAGAAGTATAACTTTGACAAAGGTTTTAACCCGTTTTCATATTTTAATTCTATTGCTTTTAACTGCTGGCGTTCTCGTATTAAGAAAGAAAAACGTATGAGAGATACGTTAGCAGCTTATCAAGAAGAAGTGTATAGTGTCATTGGACCTAATGTAGGTATTGATGATCCAGTAAACCCGAACAATAAACATGCAGATTAAAGGAACCGAAGTAGGTATATTTTCAGACCCACATTATGGGGTACACCGTAACAGTGAAATATGGCACAAGACAGCATTAAACCATGCTAAATGGGCTGCTGAGCAATTTAAACAACGCGGCATACAAGATATAATAATACCTGGAGACATATTTCATGATCGTAATGACATTGCTGTTAACACTCTTCACGTGGTTACTGACATCTTTGATGTATTGCGTGATTTTAATATCATTATTACCGTGGGTAATCACGATGCTTATTACCGAGATAATTCTTCAGTTAATTCCGTATCCATTCTTCGTGGTTGGAGTAATATTACTGTTGTCGATAAGCTTATCGTCGAAACGTTCCAAGGAAGAAAAATAGCTTTCTGTCCGTGGGGCCAGGATATTAACGAAGTACCTAAATGTGACTTAATTGTAGGTCATTTTGAGATTAATAGTTTCAAAATGAATTCATATAAAGTATGTACTAACGGTTTAAAGTCTTCTGATTTAACTGATAGAGCCCCTCTAACTATTACAGGACATTTTCATCATAGAGAAGAACGCAAATACAAAGATGGTACTATACTCTATGTAGGTGCACCTTATCAACAGGATTGGGGTGATTTCGGTACCACTAAAGGATTGTATATATTAGATCTTGCAGATTTAAGTTATAAGTTCATAGAGAATACTATTTCGCCGCAGTATCGCCGTTTACAGTATACAGAATTATCTGGTAATGTATATACCCCGGAAACGTTAAAATCTGTAATTGCAGGTAATATTGTAAAGTTTATAGTTGACAGAGTACTGGAACCTGTTACTTTAGAAACTATTGTACGTAAATTAGTATCCGTTAAACCAGTTGAATTTACAATCGAACATGATGTTTCCGAACAAAGTAGAATTAATATTGAAGAAGCAGCTAATAAAGAATTTAATATTAGTGTGGAGAAATCTATAGATGAATTTGTAGAGCTTATGGATATAAAAAATAAACCTGCTGTAAAGGCATATGTAAGTGATTTATATTCTAGAGCATGTAAATTATAGAAATGAAGATAGCAATACATGTTAATACTATCGACGGTCGCGGATTA